AAGTTTTTTAATTGAAGATGAATCAATCAATAATAAATTTCAGTCTCATCACGAATATATTTCGACTAATGCTCTTGCCTTTGGTGATATAAATAAGAATTATAACGAGATGAAAAAAGAAAGTGGGGGCATTACCAAAGCCTTCGTTGAAAATCTTGAGACTATTACACACGATTTAAAACTGTTTGGAGATTTTGATTTAAATGCTGGAAAAGTTATTCATATAACACTTCCTCGGGCGGTAGAACCTGCAATACAGAGAGAGGTAGTTCATGAGACTAAAGATGGATACATTGATGAACATCTATCTGGTAGATATCTAATAACATCTTCTATACACACATTTGAAGATGGTGAATATTTTACACGACTTAAGTTGAAGAGAGATTCCTTTACTATAGATTTATAATTATGAATACTGAAAATTTTATGAAGAACGGTGGAAGATTTCACTGGTTCACAGGTGTTGTTGAAGATATCCAAGACCCTAAAGAGATGGGCAGGGTTCGTGTGAGATGTTATGGTTATCACACAAAGAATAAAGATGATATCCCAACAGAAGATTTACCTTGGGCATCACCAATGCTTCCGATCACTTCTCCATCAATGACAGAATTGGGTACTTCGGCTACAGGATTATTAAAAGGTACATGGGTAATTGGTTTCTTTAGAGATGGCTCTAATGGTCAAGACCCTATTATTATGGGAACGATTCCTTCGATGTCTTCTGCTGTTGATTATCAATATGGATTTACTGATCCAGAAGAAAGATATCCAGTAGCATCTAAGTTAGATATTCCAGAAACACCACTTGCAGCCAAATCGAATGAAGAGGCTTATAAAACAGCATTCTCCTACACAAAGAAAGTAGAATTGAGAGATACTCATGATATTGTTCCAACTGCAAATGCTGCTCACAATAATGATTGGATGTTTCCTCCCATTGATTCTGTTATTAAACCACAATATCCAAAGAATCATGTTATGGCTTATGAGAAAGCCGATGATACGAAGGAAGATTCTCATATAGTTGAATATGATGTGACACCGGGTCAAGAAAGAATCTCAACTATTCATAGAACTGGAACGTATCATGAAATAACACCAACGGGTGATGAAACAACCACAATTGTTGGAAGTGAATTTAAGATAGTTGTTAAAGATCAAAATGTTAATGTCGTAGGAAATTGTAATTTAACAGTTGACGCTAACTGTTCGACTTACATTAAAGGTAATTGGAATATTCAGGTTGATGGAAATGTAGTTACAAATGTCGGAGGCAGTTACGAAGAAAATATTGGCACCACATTGAAACAGACTACTGGTGGAACGTGTACAGAGTCTTATGGTGGAAATCAAACAACAACTGCTCCCAATATACTACTGAATTGATATAAATAGAAATATGGGTAATAGTTTTTCAGATAGTAATACAACTTCTCTTGTTTCCAGAAGGAGATCATATGCTGATCTACCCCTATCTTTTGCAATCCATCCCAATACAAAAGACCTCACAGCATTGAAAGACATCGATGCAGTAAAACAGTCTGTTAAGAATCTTGTATTAACAAATTTTACCGAAAGACCATTTCAGCCCAGAGTAGGATCAAATGTGACACGTTTGTTATTTGAGAATTCTGATCCATACACACAACTGGCTATTAAAGATGAAATTCTCAGAGTATTAAGAGAATATGAACCCAGAGTAAATGGTGTGACAGTGGAAGTGATTGATCAATCTGATCGTAATTCATACCAAATTAATATACAATTCAACGTAATATTCTCTGACAGAAGAGAAGAAACTAATTTTTACCTCGAAAGAACACGATAATGGCACAATTCAATGTAACAGAACTAGACTTTGATAGGATAAAAGAAAATCTTATTAATTATTATAAAAATTATCCTGGCGATAAATATAAGGATTATGATTTTGAGGGCGCCGGACTTAATGTGTTGATGGATATTCTTGCATATAATACACACTATAATGCAATTACAGCACATACTTCAATTAATGAAACATTTCTTGATTCTGCTCAATTGAGAGCAAATGTAGTTTCACGAGCCAAACTATTAGGTTACACACCAAATAGTGTGAGAGCATCATACTGTTCTCTCACATTACAATTTGATGCTTCAGTTAATTCTAGTCAAGAATCTTTTACACTTGTGGGCGGAAAGAAAATTACAACAAAGATTGATGGCACGACCTATACATTCATAACTCTTCAAGATTCTACTACATCTCTAGTTGATGGAAAATATACATTTGAGGATATAGTATTCTATCAAGGGATAGTTAAAACTCAAAGATTTGTTGTTCGTGATACTGCAGAAAGTGGACAGAAATATGTATTGAAAGATGTTACAGCTGATGTATCACAATTAAAAGTTAAAGTTTATGATAACGTAAACAGTGATAATTTTTCAATCTATACAAAATTTGCCACATTTAATGATATAACAGATAGTAGTGAAATATATTTTATCACAGAAAATCATGATGGAAATTATGAAATAGAATTTGGTAATAATGTCTATGGTAAAAAACCAAGTTCTCAGAATATTATTGAATTTGAATACGTAAGTACACTTGGAGAACAAGCAAATAATGCAACTTCTTTCACATGGGCATCGAGTGATCCAGCTCCGACTGCAATCACATTGGTATCTAAGGCTGCAGGAGGTGCGCCCAAAGAAAGTACTGAATCAATTCGATTTAATGCTCCACTAACATTTGCATCACAAGAAAGAGCAGTTACAGTTGATGATTACTTAGCTTTAATTAATAGAGATTTTCCTGCAGCTGACATTATTTCTGTTTGGGGCGGTCAAGATAATGTTCCACCCCAATATGGAAAGATTTTTATATCAATAAAACCTAGTTCAGAAAATACATTAACGGATACTGAAAAACAACAATTAACAGATTTACTATCTTCAAAAAATGTTGCATCAACTACCACAGAAATAGTTGATCCAGATTTTACATATCTATATTTTGATGTATTCTTTAAGTATAATTCAAATCAGACTGACTTGAGTAAAAATGATCTTGAATCTGATGTAAGAACAGTTTTAAGAAATTATAATGATGATGTTATCTCAAGTTTCAATACTGTATTCCGTCATTCAAATCTACTATCTACGATTGATAGTTCAAATGATTCGATCATCAGTTCAGTTGCTAGAGTCTATGCTTATAAACAAAAGGCTTTGCAAGAAGGAGATACAATATCGTCTGAACTCTCATTTGGATTTGAGATTTATGGTGATATAGATGATAATGAATCCTTTATATCCTCAGACACATTCAAATATCTTGATTTCATTGTTAGTTTAAGTGATGAACCTTTAAATGCTACAACAAGAAAGATATCTATTTTTAGAGTTGACTCTACAGGAGCCATGATCAAGGTTCAAGATAATGTTGGCACACTCACACCATCCACGGGTTTAATTGCATTAAATCCTATACCAACTCAAGAAGCAAAGACAATTAACATATATGTTTCTCCAGCTTCAAATGATGTTGTTGCAAAAAGAAATAATTTAATTCAATTTGATGTTGATAAATCTGATATTTCTGGAGACATCGATACTATTGCTGTAGGTGGAGCATCTGGTGCTGGCGATTATAAAACGTATAATAGACAAGATTAATGGAAATAGCAATTGCAACAGCGAGGCCCGCAACCACACAATCAAATACTGTGGATTCTCTTGTGCCTATGCACTTGAGAGAAGGTGCTAAAAACTTCATTAATTTTATTGAAGATTATTATTCTTATCTGAATACTGATGGGCTACCATCAAAAGATATAGACAATATTGTTTCAGAACAAGATATTGATCGTACATCTATTCAGTATTTGGATTTGATACAAAAAGAGATAGCCAAAAATATTCCGAGGGCAGCCGCATTTGATAGAGTTTCTCTTTACAAGAAAATAGTCAAGTATTATTTGACAAAGGGTTCCGAAGACAGTATTATAAATTTCTTTAAGATTTTTTATGATGATGTCATCTCTATTCAGTATCCTCGTGAGCAGTTATTTAAACTATCATCTGGTAATTATAATGGCGCGACCTATCTCGATACTAAAGGATTTTTATCTGATTCAGATGTTATCCAAGATAGTTTTTTCTGGCAGGATTTTTCATATGTGATTAACTCTTCGGTATCGGTACTTGAATGGAAGAATTCATTCAATGATCTGGTTCATCCTGCAGGATTTAAATTCTTTGCAATATTATCTTTACTTATAGCAAGAAGAAACAATTGGATAGGTCGATTTGTTAGATTTAATTCACTGACACGGAAATACGAGAAAACACTACCCGACAACTATTATGATTTGTATAAGACACGAAACTATGATGATCTCAATTGGCAAATAGGATTAACTCAGCCACATAAGTCAGATTATAGTGATGATATTGGTGATCATATGCCAATGTTTCAATATGGTTTATTAGGGAATGTGATCAATGTGAATCTAACTCTTAAGAATTTCCAGAAAATCAATGAACTTGATGAAGATGGATTTCTTAGACTTGTTAAAGTAACTCTATTATTTTTATCACAAAGTGATGCAAATCATTATGAAACTACCAGAGATGACTACATTAAAAATTTAAAATTCTTGGATAAAGATAGTATCAATGAATATAAAAATGTAACGATAAATAAAACTATTAATAGGAATAGACTATTTTCAAATATATCTAGCTTTATATCAGTAAGTTCAACTGAATCATTTAATCTTATAACATTAAGTGGTGATGATATAACAACTCTAACAAACTCCAATGAAATCAATATTATCACTTGAATATATCTCATTTTCATTTTAAATACATATAAATAACATCGATGAGCGCAATAATTACAAATAATTTTAGAAAAGAATCTTGTAAAAGATTTATAGACGATGTAATCTCTTCTGGGAGCGATTACTTCATTGGACTGGGGAAAACTGATAAGTGGCCAGATGACGCTACGTTACCAGAAGACAATCCGTTGTTTTCTGTTCCACTACCAAACGGAACCATTATCGAAGATGCTGATGTACTAGACAATCTTATTTCCTTGGTAAAAGTATCTGATCAAAAAGCTCTTATCCCAAGGAACGAATGGAAAAGTGGTAGAAAATATAAAGTTTACGATCCATATGATCCTAAAACTTTCGATCTTGAGGGCAGCCAATATCCTTCATACATTACAGT